GCAAAGCCATTACCTGCCTTATCTGTTGTCAGTTTCCAGAACCTTTCATCCACTGTACCTACCTTAGTAGTCTTCTCAAGCTCCTTCTGAAGCTTATTGAAGATGGATGATTTGTCCTGTTTGAGTTGTGAAAATGACATTGGATTCGTCGGATTCGATGTGTACAATTAGCAAGAGTTTTGGGACTTCGGCTATGGTCCGGGGCTGAACTTAGATTGTAGCACCTTTTTGTACTGCTGTGTAGGGATTGACAGGAAGGGCTTATACTTTTTAATCTTAAATGATATCCCCTCCCATAATGGATCCTTGAGATTATTATCCCACTCCTTCATGAAGCCTAGAACCATGTCACAGATGAGAAGCGATTCGAGGGTGATTTTCTTTTGTAGATAGAGTTTGAGGGCAGGCGGGTGTCCACTATTTTGACCGTGTGTAGTGCCAAATAATGTGTTAAACCCATAGCTGTTCCTCTCCATATAGTCAACCACTGTGTCACAGTCCTGGCCAAACGTGTAGGAGAGACTGTCCATCTGTTTTTGTTGTGCCAGATACCTAGCTTTACCATCTCTTTTAATATCGCCGATCCAGACTTTCTTTGGATCCTCTGCTTGTATGAAGGAAGCAAGCATATATCTCTGTACCTCCTCCTTCTTAAGCGAGCGAGCGAGGGTCTCGAAGAAATAGTAGTCGTTGCGCTGCTGGTATGTCGTCTCCTTCGCTTTAACCTTTCCGTCGTATTGGAAGAAGTCGAAGGTTGGGTTGGAGAAGTGTTGTTTGAATGCAAGGTACATTCTGTATACATCAAAGCCATGGATCATTGATTAAATGAGAAACGAGTGATGGTGTATCTTCCTTCTCCTTCTATTGGAGGAACCTCATGTTTAATAGGACCTAAGAAAACAACACCTGTATTACTCTTACATTCTAGCACTTCTGAGTAGTCTGTAAAGATCAGGTCACCACCTGTAAAGGGTTTAGGTTCGTCATACATCCATATAAGAGTGGTGAAGAATGATCTATCAAAGTGGCTGTTATAATACTGACCACTTTTATATCTACTAACCAGGTAGCTATGCTTATTACATACAGATAAGCTACTTGCAAACCATAAGGAGGGTATCTGTTCTATCAACTCATCAAATAAATGATTACCACATAGTCTATACAGGGATGATCTCCAGTTAAGGTTAGCTAAACCGGTAGCCTCATTGTTCTTTAATGGTATTCCTTCTTTAGTAGCAGTGCCTGTAAGTTGAGGGGGAAGTAGAACCTTATCCATTCTATGCAACTCTTTCATTACCTGAGGGACTTCTTCTGGATCAAAGACGTCTTCCAATAATACATGTGGGTGAGGAGTTGATACCCAAGTGGCTTTCATACTGGCAACTTAGCTCTGGAAGTTTTCTTAAGATAGTTAAGTTCAGTAGCAATATACTTCACCTTTTCCTTAAGGGGTTTAGAGATGAGCTTTCCTACTGACTCTAGTTCAATGCCATTCTTCTCACAATACTCTACAATAGCATCAATGTAGTTCATATTAGTAGCAAGCACTAACTGTTCTATATCCTCAGCAAATTTATCTTTACTGACGAATTTATCATTGATTGCCTTGGTGATTTCATTGGGATCAGGCATCTCGATACTGAATAAATTGACTAACATAATGACGAAGGGTTTTTAAGTAATTCATAACATTACGGCGTTCTACTATTTGGACATCGCCGTTATGTCCAACTAAAAATACAACTAGTTTCTTGGGAACTACACCAGTTCTTTCAGAGAACATTGCCCAGTAGGCAGAGAGTTGAACAAAGTAATCTTCCAACCACTCTTCAGGTTTCTCTTTCTTGGAGGTCTTGAAGTCAACGATAGCAAGTTCACCATCCACTTCACAGATAAGGTCCACTGCACCTGCTAAGCATAACTTAGAGGAGTACATGTGTGTCTCTTGTTGATAGATATTATTGAGTCTCTTGTCCATGTGAGGCTTAGCCGCCTTGAACATCTGCTGTACAACAGGGACTTGATACTCATCTAATTCTGTGTAGTCTAGGTTGTTGATATAGTATTCTGCTACCAAATGGAACTTTGTTCCAATATTAGTAGCATACTTTGATACTCTATCTGCTTCTTCATTGCCTACTTTCTTTCTCCACTTTGCAAACTTCTCTTTGTTAATAAAAGAAATGACTGAGGTGATAGATGGATATGATAGTGCTCCATCTATTTTATAATATCGGATGTTGTCTTCATAGAGACGTTGCATCTCTCCAAATTGCCACCTATGCTCATCACAATGTGTAAACATTACTGCCCAATTCCACTAGCGTTTTTGGCTAGGAGATAGTTTCTAACCAAACCTGAGCGACAGATATCATCTATGCTCATTTCAATAAGTTCAAAGTCCTCAGGCATTAGCTCAAGAATTCTCATGAAATCATGGATTCCATTCTTCTCATTGGTCTTGGTAAGATCAGTCTGCATAGCGTCTCCACAGAAGACGATACGAGAATTCTCTCCTACTCTAGTGATTATACTATCTAACTCATGAAAATTCAAGTTCTGCATCTCATCGATGATGACCACACTGTTGTCCAGGGTCACACCACGTAGGAATGAAGTGCTCCAGAACTTGATGGTGTCCTGTCCTTTCAATGCACCATACAGCATCTCAAAATCATTCTCATTGCCCAACTCAAACATGTATTTCACCATGTTCTTGTAGGGGATTTGATAGAGAGAAGATTTATCTTCATGATCTCCTGGAAGGAAACCAATCTCTCTGGTGGATACTAATGATCTTACCAGGTATACTGATTGATAGTTGGGAGTAGCCTTCAGGCAGTCATACAGAGCCTTGTAGAGGGCACAGAATGTCTTTCCTGTCCCAGCACACCCATAGACGAACAGGTGCTTGCCTGCATCCCAGGCATCAAACATCTTCTTTTGATTATCAGTGAGAGGATTAACATCCACCATTAAATCAGTGGTGATTGGAAGCCTCCTTTTAGTTTGCTTCCCTCTTGTTTTAGTAGCCATTAGTACAAGTCCCTCGCTCTACTGCCATTGATACTAGCTACTCCATCGAGTACCTTGCGCCAGCCAGGATGTTGATTAACGAGCTTATGTTTCCACTCACCCTCATCTACTGGGCAGGCATGGCCTTTACTCCAATCCCTTTTCCATTCTGGATTGTCCTCATACCATTTCATAATCTGGGTTACAGACATCTCGACGATCTTTTCTTCGCCTGTTTCTGTGTGCTTTACTGGATACGTTGCCATAATTTATTTAGAATTGTAAAACTTGTTGTTCGTATCTCTCCACTGTTGGATGATACTTAAGGTACTCTCTGAATGTCATCTTCATTTCCCTTTCACTCATTCCACAATGCTTGGCAGCAGTGGGTAGGTTCATAGTAGCATGGAAGAGTGCTTTGTTTGCTTCTGCTACGTTATAGGGGGTAGTTTTAGTCACCTTGTCCTAACTCCTTACAAGCAGCTGCTACATCAGGGAACACTTCTTCAAATACTTTCCTACATTGGAGAGCAACTACTCTATGTTCCCGTTGTGTGGCTTCCTGAGAGCGAAGGTTGATGTAATGAATCCAGTTTCTACAACTGCCAGTCATATAAATCCTGGTTGATGTAGCAAGTGGTAGGACAAATCTAGCACACTCCTTGGCAACACTATTGTCTACTAACATATTGTAGAGGTGTAATCCCTCTTCAAAGTGAGCCTTTATTTTCTTTTGGTAGTCTTCGACCATGCCCGGAGGTAGATCGGAGTGAGAGCTTTGTCTGTTCTTAGTGTCTTGACGCCTAAGATCAGGAAGATTGATAGCAATATCAAGTAGGTTGGGGTCGGCATAGCGTTGTGAGAACTCTTGGAAAGTAAATGAGCGGTGTCTTAATATCTGAGCAGCAATGCCTCTGGTGGTGTTAATTTCCACAGTCATGCTGGCTGTCTCAAAGATAGACCAGTGCTCGTGTTTGATACAATATTTGAGGAGACCTGCAGCAGTGTGGAAGGCTTCCTGATTGTGTGGGTTAGAAACCCTTGCTGTGTAGGTGATAATATCTTGGGGTGACTTACCCGATAGTTCTCCTGCACCCATGGTGTGGGAGATCAACTTCACTTCACTCATAACCAAATCCTTTTTTCTGTTTGTTTCGGAGTTTGCGGGCTGCACGTTGAACCTTCATGATGATCAACTGCTTTTGTAGATAGAGAATCTCCTCTTTAGTATAGAGGGCTCTCTTCTTATCATCTTCAAGAAGTTTCTTTATTAGTTTGTAAGTTCGTTTCTTCTCTCCCATTTAGTCTGGGTCTCCATCATCGTCGTTATTCTCATAGTATTCTAGCACATCCTCATAGGTTGTGCCCATAGTATACTTGGAAGCATCAGCATAAATCTCTGCTTCCAATTCACCCAATACCCTTTTGAGATCTTTGTAGATCTTCTTTAAAGATTCACGTTTCATAGTCCAAGTTCAGGAAATGCATCAATCACATTTTGCTTTGTGATTTTATATTTGGTGGTAAGTTTCTTATCTTTAATAAGATCTAACACCTGAGATTCTTCAGGATGGAGAGCCTCTAGGAGTTGAATCCAGAGTTGTTCTTTCCTTAGCTGAGGAATAGTGGGAGCCTGTTGATTAGAACAACCATACCAGGTAATTCCATTTACTGTCTTCTTAATAAACTTAGGGAGCATTCTGTGCTCTGTCATAAGAAGCTGATGCTCTACTCCTTTAGGTCTATCTAAAGCTTTGAAGGGAGTCTTACCTTCTGGGAACATAAACTCAATGGTGTCTGAGAAGTTACAGAGTAGGACTGTAGTGAGAGCTTTGGTCTTATATTCCTGAAGAATCTTTACCTTTGTTGCCTTAGTCTTGGCATTAGATACTCTTTGGAGTACCTCAGAGATTAAAGTTTTAGTTACAGGAAGCTTAGGGGTAGCTGGTCTAGCCATAATTTAATTAAGAGAATTCATCTAGGATATCTTGCAGATTATAATCAATAAAGTAATTGAAGTTGATAGAAGTTTGAGGCTTACACTTATGGTAGTAAAGTAAGATCCTATCTATAATCGGTTGTGGTATTTGGGTGAAGTCAATCAGTTGAGAGTTTCTTTTCCAGTTGCGAAGACGAATATAATTTGTGAAATCCTCAGGGTCCATGCTCGCCAGAGAAGCAATCTTCTCTTTACTCATCTTCTTTTGAGGCTTCCCTTCTACAATAGCATTATCGCAGGTAAGGATGTTAGGAATACCATCAGAGCGATCACCACGGATGATGTGCTCCTGTAGATATTGAACTGGATTCTCATGCTCAATCCATCTGTTTCTGATAGGATCATACTGCTTCACTTGTGGATACTTATGAAGCTGAATGAAATCCTTATCAGCTGATAGGATAAGCATAGGTTCTGGCTTAGTCTTCCTGATGTTGTGCCTCACAATGGAAGCAATAACATCATCAGCTTCAGCTCCTTGAACCTGAATGACTTGATAAGGAAAGTTTTCCCTTATTTCATCCCTAATCTTATTTAGTACGGAAAATACCATATCCCAATCATACTTGGAATTTTCCCTCTCCTGCTTGCGATTCTTTTTGTACTGGGGGAATACTTCTCTCCTCCAATAGTTCTTATCATCATAACAGAGTATTACTTTTCCATATTCATCTCTAAACTTGCGTTGAATACGACCAATGACTCTAACCACAGACTTGCGGATAGAGTCAATGTTGATTTCATTCTCAATCTTATGACGCACCATAAGATGAGAGATTGCGATTTGATTCGCATCTACTAGGACAGCCATGGGCTTTACCCTCATTACTGCTCTTATTATAGCATCCTTTGGGTACCCCGTCAATCCTCCTCTTCATAGTGGATGTCTTCTTCTGGGTTGAAGTTCTCTGGATCGAAGCCAGGTTCAAATGTGATAGCCATGTAGTCTCCTCTATCTATATTTCCTTCTTTATCAAACAGCTCAGGGTGAGGGTTCTTTTTAAAGAGATCCTCAAAGTCATGCTTTTCGAAATTCATATAGGCTATGAATCTCTCAGCTCCTAACCATCCACTTATAAATCCTATTGAAAGGAAAGCAAATGAAAAGAGCATAGTTATAACACTTTGATCCATGATGGCTCCTAGTTAATATCTTTAACTTTAAGTTGAAAGAGAAATTCTTTACCTAAAAGTTTGAATTGGATTGTGTGCTCATAGATTAAAGGGTCCTCCTTTAAGTATTCTTGTGTGGAAGGTGAAGCTATCATCACCTTCATGCCTCTATTCATCATACAAATTTGTTCTGGATTAAGTACCTAACTGTATCTTTCATCCCTCCGATGTGAGTAGATTCACAATGAACCTGGGGGAATGTTTTATTGCTGCCAAACTTTTGAATAAATTGTTTCTTATCAAAGTCAGAACCTAAGATAAACTTCTCATAATTAATTCCTTTCTCATCCATAAACTGTGTGAGTTTCTCACAAAACCCGCAGTTATTTTTAGAGTAGACGTAAAAGGTTTTATCGGAAGGCATAAAAATAGATGTGCTGGGGTGGCACATCTAATTATAACATATTCAGTTGTGTATTTTAATCAACCACCAGCATTAGATCTGCTTAGGTAGATTAGGGATGACAGCCACATGAGGGTAAAGATAGCAGCAATGTATTCCATCAGAAGATACCAGGAATAATCTGTCCTGTGAAAGCATAAGCAGCAATTGCTGCCCAGAAGCCTAGCATAGCCCAGCGTCCGTTTGCTTTCTCTGCCCTATCAGCGTGTGTTTCCAGAGCGTATGCAGCGGCTTGTGACTCACCAACATACATCTCGGGTTCCTTGGCCCACATGTTGTTACGGCCTGCCTCGTCTGTAGTAATCATGGTTGTTATGTAATGCAACTTTATTTATTATAACATAAGTTTACATTTATATAAAGTTGTGTTAAGACTATAACATAAGCACTAGCAGCAGAGGAAACGCTAATGTGAAGTAACCAAATAGGCCTCCAAACAATCCAATAAGGATGTCTGGAGGCTCTGTACTATGGGGGTCAGTCATCGTGGGTTAAAGAATCCTACTGAATCTACTGCCTCTTTAAAGAACCTTTCTTCAGGCCAATCCTTGAGGCATTTTCTTGCGTTGTCCCTGATCTTTTTAGGAATGGCAGGGTATCTTTTTGGATCAATAAGGTGTGAAAGAAACTTGTATGTCTCTTTCAGTCCATGATAATGGTGTTCATTCATCAGTCATCAAATACTTTACATTGAGGTGCTGAGGGATGTCCATCACAGAACTTGTCTAGAAGCTTGTCGTGATGTCTGTCATGCCAGTCATCAATCTCTCTTCCATTGGGGTCCACATCCTCTCCCTGGTGTTCGTCCAGGGCATGGAAGTCCACAGAGTACTCTTCGTACTTATCTGTCTTAATGTCTTCTTCTTTCTTGGGCATATCAGCCATTGGATTTACATCAAAGGGTGTTTGTTTTAGTTTCATGTTTATACACTTGTTCTTTGGTGAACTCAGCGGGAACTATTCTCCCAAACATATCTAGGTGACCAAGGATTTTGTTACCTTGAATGGTCATTACCTCACATGTATGTCCACTAAATGGACCTGAGATAACCTCAAGCATGTCACCTTCCTGAAAGTCAGAACCAATATTTTGTTTGACTTCTAAGTGTGCATCATCACACATCTCAAAGAGTTTCTTGATCTCTCTAGGTCGGAATGGGATAGGAACATCTTTATCACAGTTGACAAAGAATTTAATGCCAGGAGTTTGAAGAATAAGATTGAAGGTGTCTCCTGGAAATATTTTCTGGGTGGTACCATCTTCATTCTCTATGATTTGTTTCTTTACCTTCACTAAAAGATAACCTGACATCAGGAGTTTGTTCTTTACCTTTCTTTTACCACTCTTCTCAATAACAATCTCTTTTCTTTGAAGATATTCAACATCTTCAATGTAAGTGTCATGGAATAGGGCTTTTCTGGCTAACAATGATGCCTTGGTAGCTCTTTCTTTATTGATACCAATAGAAAGAGCATACCAGTTGTTATAATCCATCAAATAATGTCCTCATAAAGACAATCCAATACTGTATCATAGTCTACATTGGAATCTCCTGTAAAGATTACTCCTAACTCTTTATAATACTTGTAGATTTTCTTATAAAGTTTCTGATTGGATCGTAGATCTTGTTGTCCATCCACAGCTTCTCTGATTGTAGGAAGGTGTGAGTTGAACTTAAGTTGTAGGTGTGTAGTCATCTCCCCTGTTTTGATTTGTTCGTGATAATGATCCTGTTGTTCTCATAATCAGCAGAGAACTCTATGATGTCATCGTGAGGCCAACACAGCTCTTCATAGAGTGCATTGAGTGTCCTCATATCTTGCCATAAGTCAGTAGGTTTGTCCATCTTAATATGAAGTGGAATAAAGGGAGCCAAGAGGGCTCCCAGAAGCTCAGAGTGAGTAGCTCAAACGGCTACAGCAGTCCTGCTGAAAGATACGATGTTGTTTGCACTTATCGTGTGTCCCGTCAACAGATACGCCATAAGACCCCGTCGAAACCAGTGCATCCCCTTGAATGGAGATGTGGGGAATCGAACCCCAGTCCGGAGCAGTAGAGGGGATATCCTCTTGGACATACCTATTGTAGCATACTTCAGCGAGATTTTATAGCCTCTGCTACAGCTTCCAACATTTTGTCGTCCATGTCTGTCTTAGTGAGCTTAACTGCTTTGCCTAGAATGACTAGACAAATATCAATAAGGGTTTCGCCTAGCTCTTCATTGTCAGGAATGCTATCAACTGCATCTGTAATGACTTTAGAGGCTAAGGGGAGGAGAAATGAAAGCATGTTAAAATAATAATGCTGCCTGTATTTATTCTCCTATGGTGCCAACATTGAGGTTTACAGCTACAGATATTCGATTTTCTTCACTATAATTCTCTGTTACCCAGTGCCATAGGTGTCCGGGCATAATGTATAACCTATTAGGTTCTGCTTTTACTTTCATTGAGTGTCCATGCTCTATACTCTTAAACAACCTACTATAAGAGGAGCCATCATTCCTTCTAAGATATAAATCTCCAGAGTTTTCTGGCACTTTAATATAATATACTCCTATGAGGTCTGTCTTTCCATGAATGTGGATATCATTATAACCTGTAGGTGGATTGATGTTTACCCACCAATCATAGTGAGTCACTGCAACATTATAGTTACGCTCAGCTAATGATAGGTTAGTGAAGTCTACTATAGATTTCTCTAACCTTTTAAACTCATGGTAGATAGAAGGTACAGATTTACTCTCATCATTAAAGACAGGAGAATGATATCCATGGGCATTAGTTCTACTTATTCCTTTTATATTCTCCTTCATAGCCAAGGCTTCAGCTTCCAATGCTGGTAAGGATAGGTTTAGGTTAGCTGAAATAATAAAGTCCCAGAAGATTCTATCTTCCTTCACATCTTTCCACATAGTTTAGAATCCGTGTTTGTTATACTCACTAAGAGCTTCTTTAATAATATCTTTTAGTTCCTCCCTCTCCACGTCAGTGAACACACGACGCTTGGGGAAGACAGGAGGACCCCAACTATCCAGAGGAGGGTTAGGGAAGGTTACAGGAGAGCCTGTGCTCTCCTTAGGTGCCATGCCTTGGGTATCCATCAGTCCTCTTCACCATTCTTGACTGATGTCATAGCAGCTGCTGAGGCACAAGAAACGCCAAGGATAAGGAAGACAAGGATAAGGGGTTCCATAATAGTGAAGGAAATATTATACTAATTATAGCACTTATGGTACTCTAAGTGTTTCTTGTGTAACCAAAGCAAGACATTCATCATTCTGTTACCTCACAGACGTTTTTCCAAGGCTTTAGAACAGGTGCTGGTTTGATAATTTCATCCCAGGCAGCCCTGAACTTCTCATCCCAGTCGTCACAGAACACAGGGATAAAAGCAGTGAGTGCTGCTGTAATATCTATAACAGATTCTCTGTCATCCCTGTCAACTGCTGCTTGTAGTTTCTCTACAAGGAACCCAAGGGTGTTGACTTGTCCGAAAGCCTCTTCCATATCATTCATCACCTGCCAGTGGTCCACTGGGTTGAATGGTTCTAGAGGTTGTTTAGTCTTTAGGGATTGCAATCCTGGTTGTTCGTTCTCCCAGTCCAGGTCTAGGTCGTAGTCTATGTTGTCTGAACCTAGACATGGTGCATACATAGCTTCCATTTCAGACAGTGCAGCATAATCCTCTTCAGTTAAATTATAATTACTATCTACACCTAGATTTGTGTCGGTCATAAGGTTAATATCTACTCCATCTCTAGGCATTGGTGCTCCACTGGGAGCATACATGTTACTTTCTGACATAAAAAAGAGAAGGTGTTTACCCTCTCATTATAACACAGGTTGTGTTGTCTGTTTAGTCAGCGACTAAGTTTGCAGTGTATGTCATATTTAATAGTTCCAGGTGTAAGTTCTAGGATGAACACCGTCGTCAGAGGCATCATAGCCTCCTAAAAATGTGACACCTAGTTTTTCAGAAAGTGCTCGTAGCTGATCGTTGTAACCAGCAAAGCGGGTACCTGTTTTAGGTGTACCGAGTAATCGGATAGATCTAGCTCCACGACCTTGAAGTAATTCAAGTTGCTTGCGAACAGTGTCTATGTCTAGACCACTGTTCAACACTCCTGAAGAGAGAACAATGTCTTTACCCTTAAAGGTTCCTTCAGGCCGTGAAGAGAGAACTTCAAATACTCGCCCTGCTCCACGGCCCCAGCGTGCATCGGAACTTTCATTACCTTCAGCACCACCGTGACCGTAGCCAGTAGCAACACTGTCTCCATAATAGAGAGCAGTACTTGGGTCAAATTCTGAAGTCATAGTTTCTGCCTTCAGTACAGGCAGAGTCAGGGGCAGAGTCAGGGGCAGAGTCAGAAGTAGGATC